CGGGGTCAATGTTTTCGTCTTCTGCATCATCATGCCAGTCGTACAACGACGAACCAGCTTGCAGCTTGAGCACTGCGCGTTTCTTCAATGCAGGCGGGTCGAGCTGGCCATAAACGTATTCGTGAGCCTCTTGCAAAAAGCTCTTGAGCACGGCTTCGTTGGCTTTGGATGCAGAGCCTTGGGTGACAAAACCCAAGCGTGCGCGAAGCTCGGTAAGAAGCTCGCCAAATGTCTTGTTGCGTTGGGTTAATGCGTTCATGTGTCGCCCTTTATGCCGTGGTCAGCACGATGGAAAGCACGCCAGCCGTCAGCACCAAGCGGGCACTCACAGAGCTGCGGCCAACCAAGCTGGCGGTCTTTGTCGCGGTGTCAATCGAAGTGACTGCACCATTCAAGCCGTCGTCGCCGGGGTCGCCCTTGGCACCTGCAACACCTTGAATGCCTTGCAAGCCCTGAATGCCTTGGATGCCTTGTGCGCCTGCTGGGCCTTGCGCACCGGTGTCGCCCTTGCCGTACTGCACTCCAGTGGACCAGTCGCCACTTGTGGCCGACAACTTGAAATATAAAAACCCGGTGTCCATTGCCAAGAACGAAAAGCCCTTGGGTTGCAGGTTGTAGAGCGACTTGTTGGCAGCGAGGTCGCGCACGTCAGCATCAAACGATGAACCCGTGTCGCCCTTCACGCCTTGAATACCTTGCGTGCCTTGTGGACCCGCCGGGCCTTGAACACCAGCCGGGCCGGGGATAGCCAGCGCGGCAATGGCTGCGTCAGTCAAGTTGGCCAGCTCGACGATGGCATTGGCCAAAGTGCCGTCGTCCTTCTGAATCAGCGCAGCGTTATCGCGCAGCGTGTTGATTGAGGTTGCAACCTTGTCCAACTCGGCATTGAGCGAACCGTGGTCCGTGCTGGCTGAGTTGTTTTCGAGAAAGTTCTTTGTGCGGTTGTAGGCTTGGGCTTGCATGTTTGTCCTTTAAGGCTTGAATCCGTGAGCCTTGGCCCATTCCAAGAAGATGCCGCCCAAACCAAGCAACGCCAGCCAAATCAAACCAGTGATGGTTTTCTCGATGATGGCTTTGCGCAGCTCAATGCTTTGCGCTTCACGCTGAATGGCGAGCTTCACATACTGCACTTCTTCATCGGTGAGCTGCGGCGCTGGCTGCGAACATGCAAGCGCGTGCGTGATTTCTAAAACAAGTTCGTGGCGTTCTTCGGGCGTCATCATGCGGCTGGGCTTTCGTTTAAGGCTTTGGGTACTTAGCCTTCACGGCTTGGCACGCTGCGATATACGCGTCGATTTGCGCTTGGTCGCCCTTCACGACGCCGTCGAGGTAGTCGGTGATGGGCGGGTATTCGCGTGCGCGTTGCATCTTGTATGCGTTTGCTTCGACCTCTGCCTGCACGGCAGCCTCGTCATAAGCAACAATATTTTCTTGGGCGTCAAACGCATCATCGCCACGAATGGTGACTACATTTGGATGCAGGTTAAAAATTGCTTCGTGCTTTGTCATCCTGCAATCTCCATTAGTGTGATTTGACCCATTTGAGCGCCATCCCTGTTGAACGCAATACTTCCACCAGTAGTTGATTGGCCCTTAACTTCATAGTTGTAAGTTCCAGCCGCAAGTGGACCGCTATGGTGTGAAATGAAATGCGTATGCGCTTGCTCTGACATTGAGATTGAGCCTTGATGCTCAGAAATTGCTTGCTGAGAACCATCTCTAAAAAGATAAATTCGACCAGTTGAAGCCCACGCTGACGAGTTGCTACCGTACACACCAGCTCGAACAATCGCCAAAATTGACGAGCCTTGGTTAACAGTGATTGATTTCGTCATACCAGCAAGAACGGTTGTTCCTGTGGTGGTTGTTTGTCCGCTTGCATAGGAATTAACAACCTGCAAAATCGCACCAGCACCAAGTGCACTTGTTGGCACTTTGCCGTCGCTTAAAAGTCGCGCCCCAAGTTTTGAGAGATAACGTGCAAGCGACATGATTAAGCCCCTTGTGTTTGCTCGGCTGCGCGGGCTGCGGCTTCTGCCTCAAAGCGTGCTTGACGCTCTGCGGCTGATTCAATTTGTGCAGCCATCACAATGTCGTCCTTCGTGCCAGTGATTGGCTCGCCAGCCGCGAGCTTGCGTTGCACTTCGGCAGCAACGATTTCGTCAATCGCGATTCGGCAGCGCTCATGCACTGCGTTTTGAATCCAGTCGTTTTGGTCAAGTGCTACAACGCCAAGGGCTTTGTGCTCTGCGTCAGAAATGGTAATTGTGAATTGCATGATGTTTTCCTTTATCCAATTAACTGAACGGAGAATCCGTTGTATTCAGAACCAGCCCCGTTTCCACCGAAAAACGTGCCTCCACTGCCTGATACGGTTGCTTCAACGTAGTCGCCAGCAGACATTTGAATAACGCAATGAACTGTCGAACCATCCCAAGACGAGCTTGTATTCCAGTGCGCAGACGCAACAGACGAGCCATTTTTAAAAATAGACAAAATTCCGTTTGAGCTTCCCGCCGCTCCAGCGCCAACAATTCCATGAACGTGCACCCGATACATGCCGGAAACTGGCGCTGTAAATCTGCCAGTTGAAGACGAGTAATGATTCCCGTTATTTAGATATACATTGTTAAATGCGATTACGCCGCTTGGGACGCTTCCTGCTGTACGTGTTGCATAACATACTGGTTGGTAAGGCATCGTCACGCGGCCAGCGGAATCAACTGCCCAATCGTATGGGTGGCCATTCCCAGCGTTATACGCCATGAGCTTTCCACCGCCCTGCGTAAAAGAATTCATGGTGCTAAACAGCATCCAGTCTTGGCCACCAGCACCAGAGTTTGTCAATCTCAATGCACTATTGAAAGTGCTGTCGGTAATTTGTAAAACACCAGTAAGTGTGTCGCCATTTGCATTCACAAATCGTGCGTCAGCTTCCGATTTCAAATAAGTGTCGGCCACTGCAAAGTTGCCAAAGGCCAGAATGGAAAGCTCTTGGCCAATACCCAAGCCTTCGGTAAGCACAATGCTTGAGCCGTTTGTTGCTGTGTAGTCCACACCGCGTTTTAGCTTTGGACCGTTTGCAATCACCACCTCAGAGCCAACGGTGTAACTCAACAAAACGCCATTGGAATCATTGCCGCTAAAAGTTGTTTGGCCTGCTGTTGATGCGACAAACTCATACCTCACCAACGTAGCAACCGAAGCGCTTGAGGCATCCACCCAGCCATAAGCGGCAAAGTAAATGCGCATCCGTTTGGTCGTGGTGTTTGAGTACAACGCGCCGTCAGTCAGTGCGTTGCCATCGTTGTCCAGTGTTGGGTCGTTGGCCTTGGGGTCAAGGTAGCGGTCGTCAAAGTTGTCGAGCGCCGTGGCCGCTGCCGCTGCG